CCGACCAACAATCTCATCCCGCGACAGTTGATCTATTGTATTTATATTCTCCCTACGGTCTACTGTCAGTCCCCCCAAAGCTGATCGGATTTTTTCAGCGTTGATTGCTGCAGAATATTGTCCATCATCTTCTGCCCCACGAGATAGCTTTGAGAGCCGTTCAAGCTGACCCATGATGGTGACGCCATATAGCCTCTCTCTTTCCTCCCTGAGTTCCTTCACACGTTCCACAACATGCGGATAATCCCGACCGTTTAACAACACCGCCGCTTGCTTCCCTGATAAACGGTGAGAGTATCCGGCCTTTCTTGCGCTGTTCGTATTTGTATAGATGCCTTCTGCTACATGCTTGGCAAACGTCTCTTGCCGTGTTGTCAGAGTAGGACGATGTTTACCCGTTTCTTGTGCCATATAACCCCCAAATCAGTGTAATCAGTTTGTACTCACTGTACTCATTTTCACAGAAAAAGGCCAGTTAAAGGTAGTCCGGCACAACCATAGCGGGAAGCCAAAGTGTCAATTAAAGACCTTTTCCACAGGTTTTGTACTCAATGTAATCACCCTGTAATCACCTAGGGCAGGCTTAGTCCATGTTCTAAAAGGATATTTGTTAGGGTGAGTACATGATTACAAATAATACAGGATTTTTTTTCATTTTTTTTTTTTTTTAATTTATCTGGAAAAAGGTCTTTACGTGCTCTTGTAATCACTAACGTACTATGCCATATGAATAAGGTATCATCATTCATGGAGGTTTACGATGAGCAAGCAGCAAGAACTAATGAAGAATATCGCTGACAATGTTGTTGGCATGATGAAGGAGCACGGTGCGGATTGGGCCAAGCCGTGGCGCAAGGCGGTTGGTGCAACGGGTGAGCCGTTGAGTGCCAAGAAGCGTCATTACACTGGCATCAACCGGATGAACCTTGGTCTTGTGATTGCGTTACAAGGTTATTCATCCCCTGTATTTGGCACGTTCAAGCAGTGGAAATCTTTGGGCGCTAAGGTCAAGAAAGGTTCGAGTGGCATTCCTGTAGTTTTCTATAGTCAGATAAAGATCAAGGACAAGCAGTCGGACGAGGACCGGATGGTTCCGATGTTGAAGGCCTTTTATGTGTTTAACGCAGATCAGGTTGAGGGTTGGGACGGTTCGTGGATCAAGGACCAAGCTCCGGAGGATCAGGAGTGGGAAGACGCTGTTGATGCTGATGCATTGATAGAGGCATGTGGTGCCACGTTTCATCACACTCAGGGCAATCGTGCTTATTACAATCGTGGGTCTGACACTGTGACGGTTCCATTGCGTTCACAGTTTAAGGACGCGAGTGGGTATTATGGCACGGCGTTTCACGAGTTGGTTCATTGGACGGGTCATAAGTCTCGATTGGATCGTGAGTTTGGCAATCGGTTTGGCGATGCCAAGTATGCGATGGAGGAGTTGGTTGCTGAATTGGGGGCTGTTATGTTGTCGATCATCAGCAAGGTTGATGTTGATCCGGCTCCTGACCATGCGAAGTATTTGAACTCTTGGATACGCATGTTGGGGGATCATCCCAACGCTATCATCAAGGCCACGTCCGCCGCTCAGAAGGCATCTGAGTACATCTTGCAATCAACAAATCAGGTCGCGCAAGCGGCCTGAGAGGGGAGGATATCATGAAACGTCAGGATATATTCAACGAGGCATCGGACCATTTGACGAGCACGGACGGTCCATCTTTGGACATGGACGGTGACGCTTGCGTGTAGCGTTGGTATGACGATGATTGCGAATTTAACGGTGAGATGTGGGCCGTGGGTTTGTTTATCGATGACGAGCATTATAGTCCCGATTTAGAGGGGGTAAGCATTAATGACAGTCATGCGGTATCTAACGCCGTTGCGCAATCATGGGGCTTAGATGAGTTGAGCATCAAGCAGCTTGCATTGCTTGATGATTTACAGACCGCGCATGACCGAGGTTCGAGAGGTTCGAGGGGCGATGATTGGTCTAACTTTATTAGGGTATCTTTGGAGCGCATTCGCATGCAGCATGGGTTGGAGGAAAGCGCATGATAAAATCACCGTATGATCGTGGCAGTTCGGACGCTTATTATTGGCGGCGTCCGGACCCGCATTGGTATCCGGAGGGCATTGTTACGGGTCCGAGGGTTACTGACATGACCGATGAGCAGGTTGCGGATTACTATCGCGGCTATGAGCAGGAGGAGGACAGGAAGGAATGGGAATGAAGTACAAGGTTTGGTTACGTTATGGCACGAGGGGCCAAGACACGAGGGACATCTTTCGAGAGGTTGAGGCATTGAGCGTGGATCATGCTTTAATGTTGGTTAAGTCCATGACGCGGGATTATTCGAGGACGTTTGAGTGTAACGTGTCTCCGGTTGAGGAGGTGAGTAATGACTAGGGTATGCGCTCATTACATTGTGGAGAGGTTGGATGAGATATCCAAGAAGATTGAGGAGGACATAAAGTTAAACCCTGATGCTGATATATTTTCTGACGTTGTGGTCGAGGATTTACGGCATGAGATTATTTTCAACATGGGCGTTGATGCCCACAATTTATGGAAGGGAGAGAAGGAATGAAGGCAACGATCAAGATCACACAGAGGATGCTTAACAAGAGCATCATAGACGCCAATAAGAGCGTTGTAGAATTGTTTTCACGCAACTTGGCGCACCGAGGTTACGTGAACATAGACAACGGTGCAAAGCAGGTTGTTAGGGCGGTTTATGATGACGGGTCTGGATACACTGAGACAGAGATCAGGCTGTATCGGCGTCCTCGTGGCGATAAGCTTCTATCCATCAAGGGCTTGTCAAAACGGGCCACGGCGGGGGACGTAGTAACGATTGAGTATGATGATAAGATAGGTGCCGTGGTGAGAATAGCAGCGGCAGTAGAAGAGATTGTGGAGGTAATTGAATGACCCCACACGAGCGGCGAATACAGTACCTCACCATAGCGGCGGCGGATAACAAGCGCATGATGGATCACAATGGGGGCAGTCAGAAGTTTGGGCAGAAATCTATTTCGGCGCATTCGGGAAGGCAACCGAGGCGTGAGACAGTTGCTTTCCTTTCTTTGGTGGATGAGGGTGTTGAGATACAGGAAGCCGCAAGAGCGGCGGGGCTAACCATGCGGCAAGCCAGAGACATATTACGACGAAGGAGAGAATGATGGTGAGAGTTGTTATAGACAGGAGAAAATGGTCCGAAGAAGAGTTTAAGGACTGTGTTGAGAGATTCGAGGAGTTTCTATCGGAGCTTCACGGAGAGCAGCGTGATCCGGAACTGATGGTTCCGATCATGTTTGGGATATTGGTTGAGATGATGATTGATGTTCACGGGCCGGAGGAAGCTCGTGAGATGATGGGTCTTAACGTAATAGCTCAATGTAAAAAAGCGTCTGGTGACGCAACAACAATGCATTAGGAGGAACAATGCAACAATTAAAAGGCTTAATAGAATATCAGGATGTCTATGTGGAGAAGATGTTTCCGCAGGGGCATGGCTTTGGGGTTAATACAGAGGGCGAAAGTGTTTTCTTTGATCCTATATTTGCAAAGAAGCATAGCTTGGAAGAGGGTTCGTTTCAAACGTTTGTGGTTGTACCAAACGCCCACGAGCAGAGGGACCGAACTCCTTGGAGGGCAGTTGGATCAGGAGCAAACGGCACGGCTCCTGCCCCAGTACAGGAACCCGCAAGGCGTGTTATGGACTCAGACGAGGTTGATCGCTTGGTGCTAGATATACTAAGTGAGACGCACGACGATGTGAACGAGGACGCTTGGTTGTGTGGGGAGATAGCGTATGAACTGCAGGAGGACCATGAAATAGATGGTCAGATGGTGAGCAATTCTTTGCACCGTTTGTTTAACCAAGGCAGAGTTGTGAAGAGCATTACGCACCAGCGTCCGGGGCTTTCTGCTAGGGGGTCGTTTGTTCGATGGGCATTGACCTCTGCGCCGTTCTTTCCTCCGACATCAAAGGAAGTAATAGACATGGAGAAGTCGATTGAAGAAGGCTAAGGATAAAAAATACGCAACGGTAACGATTATAGCTGAGGATTTAGAAACCCTTAGAGAGATTGCTGCACAAGAAAGGCGGTCCATGCTTCAACAGTTATCGTTGATTATAAATAAGGTTAAGCAGGAACGACATCGGCAATGGGCCAAGGAGCACATGAAAGCATTGAAGCTGGATGAGTCGTGAAAAGCATGCAGTGATGTAAGTTTTTTTTCTTCTATAAACGACAGAGCGAGGCCCGATTTTATCGTCGGGCCTCGTTCCATTTGCCCTTCTTACCAGCAAGGGCCTCTGGTTTTTCTTTACTATAACCTCGTATCTGTGTGACGTTGAGGCTAGATTTCTTTAACCCTTTTAGATAAGCCCTTGCGATATCTTCGGTCAAGCCTGTTTGTTCCGACAGGACCGTGGCCCCAGTGTCGAGGGTCCGCAACCCTTTTTTAAAGTCCACCATTGTTTCGATGACGTCTTCATGGGTTGCGGGTTTTTTTATACGGTCAGCCATTCTCTTGCTTTTTCTCCAAGGACCACGGCCCCGATGTCGATCTTGCCTCTCAAGGATTTAACGATCTTTTCATCAATCGTTTTCTCTGTGATTAGATCGACGTATGTTACTGGGTTATGTTGCCCGATGCGGTGAGCGCGGTCTTCTGATTGTATCCGAGGTTCGAGGTTGAAGTCGTTAGCATAGTAGACCACGAGGTTAGCTTCGGTCAATGTCAGACCGTACCCTGCGGTTGCGGGGTTACCTACAAAGAACCTGATCGTGTCACCGTGTTGAAAGTCCCTGACGATTTGACTTCGCTTATCGTCGGACGTATCACCGAAATATGCGGCGGCACAACCATCCCCAAATCTTTTGTTAAGTGCCTCGGTGATAGCTTTGATATCATGTCGAAACCGTGACCAGATTATGGCTTTGCCTTGGTGCTCTTCTACTATTTCAAGCAGCGCATCTAGTCTGGTTG